AACAAACTGGGCAGATACTGATAGTGCAGTAGGATGCAACCCTTATTCAGCAGACTGGAGGTGGATTTTTGATAAAATTACTCAATTTGGACAAGAAGTAAAGGATGATGATACTGAAAAATGGGATGTGAATTATCCTGTAATAGAATTTATGATGACATTTCCGAATGCTTATCTTAAGTTTTTTAATCTTAAGGGAAAACAGGTTGTAATTGATTTGATTACAGAAAAATTCACATTTACATATGATGATTTAATTTATGCAACGCTTTTGTGTAATTTTAATTGTGCAGTAGTGTGCTCTAACAAAGTTTTCTATGCTATATTGCAGGCTTCGGGAGTTGATTTAACGACAATACTTAATACAATATGTAACTCAGCATGCAATCGCGCAATAGTGCGAATAGAAACAAAAATGCCATTCGAGCAGGTGGCAGCAATGTGGGTATATGGGGATGATTTATCGTTAAATTGTCCGTCAATAACCCGAAAACGTTTTTGGGAGTTAGCTAAGCTTCTATTTAATCATACACGAACGGATCCAGCGAAGAATAAGGAAGCACTAGATACTAATATTTTAAAGAGTGCCCTTTTACAACGAGGATTTGTATTTGATGGTGTAATGATGTGTCCTCTCAATATAAAATCAATCAATGGGATGCTACAATGGATTGATAAACCAAAGGATAAAACCTTCGAGAGACAATTTGAAATAAATTGCAAAGTAGCTTTAATGGAAGTGTCAAGACATGGACGTGAGATGTATGAGAATTACTTGTATCACATAAATATATATCTCAGTCAATATGGTCCTTCATGGGTCATTCACACGACATATGCAGAAGCTCGCAATGATATTATTGCACGAGCTATAGGAAAAATATAAAATTTTTCACGTCGCCGGGACGTAAACACCGGGACAGGGTAGAGCCCTGTAAATCTTCTAGCTACGCTGAGGCCTAGTGATTCACTTCTTAATTCGTAAGTTATCATGAGTAATCCATTTGGATGATAATGTATCGGAGAAGTAGTCTTAATACTCATTTTATATATCCCGAGGTATAAGCCGCCGGAGGAGTTTTTGATTGGCTCGCACAGACACAAGTAACTGTAAAAGAATCCTCAGTAGATTTAGCTGAGAGTGGAAGTCCACAAACAACGTCAGTAGATGTAATGACGAAATTTAAAGAAACATCTAGCGAAACATTAATTGATGAATGTATTTCGTTTGATAGTAGGAATTGGAATAACCCATTTTCCACAAGGTCACCCCATGAGGTTCTTGGGCGCTCTTATCAAATAAAGACCTTTGATTGGACATCAACAACAACATTAGAAATAGTTCCATTGATTGGAGCACTTAGCCAAACGACGGGAGCACTGTCACTTTTCAAATTGTGGCGATTTGCTAGGTGCTGTTTTAAGATACATATCAAGATGACATCCAGCCAGTATCACCAAGGAACACTCATGGTTAGTTGGCTGCCTTGTATCAATTATGCTCCAGTTCCAAATGACGTGCAGTCATTATCGGCATGTCATGCAACAATGTTGTCAGCAAGTAAGCAAGAAAGCTGTACTATAATTATTCCGTACTGTAGTCCAGAAGATTGGATGGATACTGTGGGTTTTAGTGCAACGAGTGCAGAACATGCAACAGTTTTTATTAAACCACTCAACACCTTGTTAACTTCTAATTCAGCAATACCAGCTTCAATACCTATAGAAGTGTTTGGTTCAATAGAAGAATGTGACATGTCAGGAGCAAGATCACAAATGGCTAAGAAAAATATAGAAGCAGAG